CTAAACATCAAATAGGATTTGCATGGAATGAGGTATCACGTAGGTATGTTGATACATATACTGAAATGTATCTACCAAAGTCATGGCGTTCAAAAGCAAAGAGTATAAAGCAAGGTAGCAGTGATGAAGAAATAGATATGGGGAGTGCGTTTAGTTTTATTGAAGGTGGTAAAATTCTTACTGAACTGGGTTCGCCTTATCATTTAAATAAAACTATAGAGTCTAATCTTTTCTGGTTTGCGTATCCAGATATAGATAGAGAAAAAGCTATAACCCCTGCTGAAAAAGCTGTTGAAAATATTATGTTTACCTTACAAGGAATGTATGAGAATCTCATAGAACTAGGTGTCTGTCCTGAACAGGCAAGGATGGTGCTACCACAAGCAACATATACTGAATGGATATGGACAGGTTCCTTGTTAGCTTACAGTCGAATGTGTAAGCTACGATTGGATAGTCATACACAAAGAGAAACTCAAGAGGTAGCACAAATGATTAGTGATATTATTAAACCTTTATTCCCTGTAAGTTGGGAGTATCTTAATGGATGATGATAATGATGCTGGCTATACCCAAAGAGAATGGGATAGGGTGGTAGGTCTTGGTAAAGTTCCTTGTTTGTACAGTACTGAGATTAAAATGGATAGTGCCAAAGCATTAGAGATGGATTACTTGCTCTGTGATATCTTAAAAATTACGATGGAGAAACTTAAAGAAGTACCACTACCTATCGTAGTTGCTTGGAGAAAAACAGCATCAAATTATTCTAGAGATCTATATGAAGAGGAATCATTAATGAACAGTATAACATTCAATATTATCTCTGTGTTAAGTCAAGAGATAGAAACTATAGAGTTCTGTCGAAAGGATAAGGATGATATAGAATATAAAGTAGTACTTAGGTGGCTAAATAATAGAATTATAGAATTAGAAAATGAATAAGGTAACACCATATAAAGACGTAAGCTGGTATGTTAAATGGATAGCAAGCTATCTATTAATAACTGCTACTGTTCTGCGAGCAGCAGGTATGTATCATACCTACGATGTAGCTTTATGTGCAGTAGGTACAGCAATGTGGGGGTACGTAGGATACAGATGGAATGATAGAGCTTTAACTCTGATTAATACAGTAGCTTGTTTAGTATTAACTACGGGTCTTGTTAAGATATTCTTTCAGGAGAACTAAGATGGAAGATCCTGATCTCATAGCTGAGAATAAACTATTAAAAGAAATGATACATTCTCTATCACCGGATACTAAAGAAATGGTAAACTATTATATTGAAATAGCTATAGAAAAAGATAAAAGAAATAGAAAAGGTTTACATAAAGCTTATGAAGTTTCTCCTTAGCTAGGGATGTAATGATAATGATAGGTCTTATTTATAACATGGTGATGGAGATGAAACCTGATGAAAAACATTTAAGTAAGAATCCTTATGCTAGGATAAGAGAATGGAAGTTGTTTCGCAAAAGAATATTATCCTCTAAGAAAAGATATGACAGGAGAAAACTAAAGCTTGACATGAGAAAGGAAGATAAGTAGTGTCCCTTATAATAGAGAAAGGTTTTATAAAAGACAAGACAAAATTTACTGAACCTAGTGTTGTTACTTTTATACTATCTTATTCAGAGTATAGTGAATTGTGGTTAAAAATTAAAAATAAGGAGAATAGTGATAGAACATTTGAACTTATGAAGAAACTTATGGATGATCATTCTTCTATCCTAGAAGAAGTAATTTCACATTCCATAATAAGGATAGTATGGTCAGATGGTTCTGGCAAAGACATAACTTTGGATAAGGATTATGGAGAAAAGAAATAGAAGAAGTAAGAAAGAATGGAAATGGGATAGTAATATAAAGATTAGATATCAAAAGAGAAAGAAGGTAGAGGATGCTCACAACACAGATAAAACTAGAAGTAGATACAAGAGAAGGGACAGACAAAATTCACAGAGCTTGGGCTAAGGTTCATCTCTCGCTCTTAGAGAAATGGGATAAGCAACAGTGGATTTTCTATAAAAAGAATAAGGATTCTTACTTTATTAATCCTTGGAAGTGGACTATCCTATCAACTGGTAAGACAGCAAAAGAAGCAAAAGAAAATGCAGAAAATATTATTTCTGGACATAGAGACTGACGGATTAGATGCAACTAAGATACATGTCTGTGTGTGTAAGGATAGAGATACGGAAGAGTTAACCTATCATACCAGAGCCTACACATTTAATAGTTTATTAAAGAACTATGACACTGTTGTAGGTCATAATATTTTATCTTTTGATGTTCCAGTTTTAGCTAAACTTTGGAAATCAGATATACCTTTATCAAAAATATGCGATACATATATATTATCTTCTCTGTTTAATCCAGATAGAGAAGGTAAACATTCTTTAAAAGCATGGGGTAAAAGATTAGGACTAGATAAAATAGAGTTTGAAAGTTTCTCTACTTTTGATAAAGAGATGTTAGAGTATTGTATCAATGATGTGGAAATTACTCATAGACTTTATGAACATCTGATAGGTACAGAGAAGACAGATTTCTCTGATAAATCAATAGCTTTAGAGCATAAGATAAGGTATGTTATTAACAAGCAACAAGACTATGGCTTCTATCTTAATGTAGAGAAAGCTCACAAGCTGATGATGGAGATACAAAACAAAGCTCAAGATATAGAAGATAAACTACTAAGAAAGGTTCCTTTAAAAGTTTCTCTAGTTAGAGATGTTATATTAAAAATAAAGAAAGATGGTACACTCTCAAAAACAGGGCTGAAGAATTATGATGTTACTAATATCGGTGGAGATTTTTCTGCAATTGAGTTTAAGAAATTTAATCTTGCGTCACCAAAGCAAATCATTCAGAGACTAGATGGATATGGGTGGAAGCCTATCGAGTTTACTCCTAAAGGTTCCCCCAAGATAAGTGAGAAAAATCTACAGACTATCTCATCCTCTGCACCAGAAGAGGTTAAGAGATTAGCAGAGTGGAAGATGATGAAGACTAGGGTCAAGACTATTGAAAGCTGGCTTGAGTCTGTGGATTGTAACAACAGGGTGCATGGTAAAGTTCTCACAACAGGTGCTGTGACAGGTCGTATGATTCATGCGGAACCTAACATGGCAAACATAGTAGCCAACAATAAGCCATACGGAAAGGAATGTAGATCTTGCTGGACTATACCTGATAACCAACATGTTCTGGTAGGTATGGATGCTAAGGGGTTAGAGCTTAGGATGCTTGCTAACTACATGAAAGATGAGAGATACATCCATGAGGTATTAGAAGGTGATCCTCATACCTACAATCAAGAGCTAGCAGGTCTGCCCACACGGACATCAGCAAAGACTTTCATCTATGCTTTCATCTATGGTGCCGGTGATCAGAAGATAGGTTCTATCGTGGGTGGTTCCACAAGAGAAGGGAGAAAGTTAAGACAGAAGTTTCTATCTGGTCTACCTAAGCTTGATACTCTTATTGAAAGTGTACAAAAATATTCAGAGAGGGGTTACATACGAGGCATAGACGGCAGAAGGATCATAGTTCGTAGACCTTATGCTGCCCTGAATACTCTCTTGCAAGGTGGTGGAGCTATCTGTTGTAAGCAATGGTCGATCATCCTCGATGAAGAGATAGAGAAGAGAAAACTAAATGCACATCTTGTGAATACAATTCATGATGAACAACAGTATGAAGTTCACAGAGATCATGCAGAAGAACTTGTTGACATAGCTGACTCTTGCATGTTACAGGTATCTACATATTTTAATATGTTAATACCTTTAAATGCAGATGCAAAGATAGGTGGTACATGGCAAGAAACTCATTAGAAAAAACTCATGAAAGAGATTAAAATATCTTCAGCTATGATTGAGAATGCTCGTATTAAATCTAAAGAAATGGGTCCACTGAGAAATTCCATAGTGAAAGGAGATGGAAACATAGCAGGATTCATAGGGGAACAGATAGCCTTAGAACATTTAGGAGGGACATGGAAGAATACTTATTCATATGATATCATCCTACCTGATGGTAGAAAAGTAGATGTTAAAACTAAACGAACTTCTGTAAAACCTAATCCTAAATATGATTGTAGCGTATCAAGCTTCAATACAAAACAAGAGTGTGATATGTATACTTTTGTCAGGGTCATGAAAGACTATAGTGTTGGATGGTATCTAGGTTCTATGGACAAGGAAGAGTATTTCCAGAAGGCTACCTTATGGAAGAAAGGAGATGTTGATCCCAGCAATAACTTCACAATAAGAGCAGACTGTTACAACGTAAAGATAGAAGATTTAAATTTCTTGACAAGGGAAATTTAAAATGTTAGAGTACTATATTAACTTAATACGAAGGAGATAACTATGGCTGCTACGCAGAAAGAGACTGCTATTATTTCGGGCAAAGCTTTTTGGACAAAGCTTAACCGCAAGGATGAGTTTTCCGATAAGTATCAAATGGACATCGGTAATCTTTCTGAGGAGAGTAGGGAAGTCTTGACTTCTCACGGTGTTATGTTCAAGAACAAGGATGATGATCGAGGTGAGTTTGTAACTGCCAAGACTCGTTATAATGTTCCTGTCATGGACTCTGATAAAGAACTGATGGATGCTACTACGCTCATCGGTAACGGTAGTGACGTGAGAGTTAAGGTTGCTTTCAATAAGGATCATGCTTTTTCTGACAAGTATGGTACGGCCCTGTACCTTAATAAGGTGCAAGTAATTGAGTTAGTACAGTACGGTAAAGATGACTTTGATAATGATCTCTAAGTAATATGTTTGTTTGGGCTTGTGATGAGCGATAGTAATTTTGGAAATGCTCGTATGATCAAGGGGCATAGTGGGCGAGGGAGTGGGCAGCTATGCATGTATCTACTTTAATCTCGGATATCTACGATAGAATGGAGTCCCATGAAAAAGTCTCTGAGGAAAACTTAGAGGCTTTTATGAAAGGAGTTTCTGATGTTCTAGTTAAACAGTTAGAAGAAAAGAGGAATACATCCCATGAGAAAAATATACGTATGTCTTCTATCGGTAAGCCTGACCGTAAAATCTGGATGGAAATCAATGGTCCAAAAGTGGAGAGATCTTATTCACCATCTACTCTTATCAAGTTCCTCTATGGTTCTATCATCGAGGAATTGGTTATCTTCCTTGCGAAAGAGGCTGGTCATTCAGTACAAGAACTTCAAAAGGAATGCGAGCTTGAGGGAATAAAGGGACACATCGATTGTAAGATTAACGGAGATGTGGTAGATATTAAATCGGCTAGTGACTTTGCCTTTCGGAAGTTCAAGACAGGTTCTCTAGAAAGCGATGATCCTTTTGGTTACATAGGACAGATCAGTGCCTATGCAGAAGCAGAAGGTAAGGACACGGGTTATCTCCTAGCTTTAAATAAAGTTACAGGAGAACTAGCTCTGCTAGAGCTTGATGATTTCTCTCTGATAGATGCGTCTAAACGCATACGACATATCAAAGAACTTGTTAAGAGTGAGGAGATACCCGACTTTTGTTATGCTCCACAGCCAGATGGTAAATCTGGAAACATGAAGATAGCAAGGGATTGTTCTTACTGTTCTTATAAGTGGAAATGTTTCCCTGACATGAGAGTGTTTAAATATAGTGATGGTCTAAGATACTTCACAACCATAGAAAAGGAACCTAAAGTTCAAGACATAACGGATAGCATGAGAGAATAACATGAGATTGAAACGCTATATCATAAGGCAACTAGGTCATGTAGTAGTTAAGATTGATAACTGGTGTTGGAAGTATCTATCAAAAAGAAAGGAACCTCCTGTAAAATACTTAACAGGTAAAGGAAGAAAGTAGATGTCAGATTTCATACGACATGAGTCTTGTCCAGTATGTGGTAGTAAAAACAACGTAGGAGTATATGCTGACGGAAATAAGAATTGCTTTACAGATGGATGCACATTTTATATACCACCCAATTCAGAATATGTTGAGGAAGAACACATGGAAGTTTCTGTTACCACACGAAGCATAAGTACGGGGACTATCAAAGCAATCCCTGATCGGAAAATCGAAGAAGATACCTGTAGACGATATGGAACTATGCTTAATGGAACCAAACATTATTATCCCTACTACAATAAAGAAGGGGAACATATAGCTAATAAAGTTAGGAACATAGCTAATAAGACTTTCTTTTCTGAAGGTAATATTAAAGAAGCTATGTTGTTTGGACAGAAGTCCTTTCAAGAAGGTGGTAAGTACGTCACGATTTGTGAAGGAGAAGTAGATGCTATGTCTGCTTACCAACTCATGGGTAGTAAGTGGCCTGTAGTTTCCATCAGGAATGGTGCAGCCGCTGCTGCTAAGGATGTTACAGATAACTATGATTTCCTCACATCCTTTGATAACATCGTTATTTGTTTTGATAATGATGATGCTGGTCGTAAGGCATCTGCAAGAGTTGCGGAGATGTTATCACCAAAAGCTAAGGTGATGTCTCTACAGTACAAGGATGCTAATGAGTATCTCCTGAACAACAAGAAGAACCTGTTCGTGCAGGATTGGTGGTCTGCCAAGACCTACACACCAGAGGGTATCATCTCCGGTAATGATATGTGGGATACGATTATCGAGGGTGCCACAGAAGCTGCTATTAACTATCCCTATCAGGGTCTGCAAGACCTGACCTATGGCATTCGCATGGGAGAGCTTGTGACTATCACGGCAGGATCTGGATTAGGTAAGTCTCAGTTCCTTCGTGAGCTTATCTATCATGTCTTTAAGAATACTAATGACAACATCGGTATGATGTTCATGGAAGAGTCAGTAAAGAGAAGTGGTCTGGCCTTCATGAGTCTTGAGGCTGATAAGTGTTTACATCTTCCATCAGAGTTCTCATCCGTAAAGGATGAAGATCTGAAGAAGTACTTTGATGACACGTTAGGTACTGGTAGGTTATTCTTCTACGATCATTTCGGATCTAATGCTATCGACTCTATCCTGAACAGGATCAGGTACTTTGCTAAAGCCCTTGACTGTAAGTATGTAGTGCTGGATCATATCAGTATCCTAGTATCAGATCAGAACGTGGCTGATGAACGTAGGGCTATCGATGAGATGATGACCAAGATGCGTACCGTTGTACAAGAAC